TGAGCTAAACGAATTAATATCAGAAGCTTTTGAGGCTTCGAAAAATAAACTGGCCACTTATGAAGTGCCAGAAAAATAGAAAGCAGGGGTTATGGAGGAGCAAGCATGGCGAGAAGTGCTCGAACGATTAGCTCGAATTGAAACAAAGTTGGATAACTATGAAATAGTCCGGGATAAAGCAGAACGAGCGCTTTTAATAGCCCAATCAAACGCACAACTTATAGAAAAAATGGAAGCCAATAATAAGTGGGCTTGGGGCTTTATGCTTACTATTGCCGTAACTGTTATTGGATATCTAATTACTAAAATAATTTAAAGGAGTATCCAATGAGTTTAGATAATTTCAAAAAGCAAACTATTACATGGGATATGATTAACCAGGCATTTGAACAGCCCATTCAAATTATGGAGGGAGATGTCAATGCAAGAACGCTACTTCTTAAGATAACTGATAATGGTTCTGTACTTGACTTAACAGGTTATTCAGTAAAATTAACCTATCAATATATGTATAAATATCAATCAGGTTTTATTATGTTAACTCCTAATGATATATCCAAGGGAGAATTCACGCTTATAATTCCTACTGAGATGACAGTATCAGGATTAATAAAATCAAATTTAATACTTCTCAATGAAGATAAAGAACAAGTTATTGTCAGTAAGAATTTAACATTTATATCAGATAATTCTACAGTTACAGATTTAGCTCAAGAAGTAAATAATAAGATTGATGATTTTACAAAATTATTATTGGAAAATATGCCACAAGTAATGCGTAGTGAGTTGAGTGATTTACATGCTCAAACCGAATCAAACAAGAGCAATATTGAACTTAAAGCAAATTTAGCTGATATGACGAGCTTACAAAGCGCAATGGCAGACCTTAAAAATGAAATAGAAGCATTTGGTATTAGTCATGAAAATTTAGTGACTATAAAGTCGCTATTAGACGCAATCGCAAGTAACGCAAGTGAATCGGAAGTTGTTGAACTAATAAATTCAGTAAAGGTTTTAACAAGTAATATTTCTCTTATGAGTAACGGAGATTACTCCCCTAAGGCTAATCAAACTGATTTAGAAAGTTTACAGCATACTGTTAATGACCACTCGGCAACCATTTCAGCAAAGGCTAATCAAACTGATTTAGATAACTTACAGCACACTGTTGATAAACAAGGTATTGCGATTTCAACAAAAGCAGAACAATCAGATTTATTAAGCACAATTCAAAATGTCGCAACTGCTCAAGAAACAGCAACTAAAGCTGAAAGTGAAGCCAAAAATGCAATGGCAAAGGCTACCGAAGCACAAGCGAACAGTTTACCACTTAATGGCAATGCGGTCAGTGCAAGCAAACTGGAAACAGCTAGAAAACTTGGAGTAAATCTTCAAACTTCGGCATTTCAAAATTTTGATGGGACTGCTGATGTAACTAATATCGGAGTTTCAGGGGTGCTTCCTATTGCTAACGGAGGTACGTCAACAAGTGACGGAGTTATAAACACAATAGCCTATTCCAAAAGTGCTGACGGAACGGAAGACTTCACGACTGTTTATCCGAATTTTAATTTGATAGACAGTACTAAAGATTTTGGTGGGCATTGGGCATATTCAGAACTTTCGACTGATGACGGAACATATAAAGGCTTGACGGTTAAAAAACGAACTGATCAATGGGGCGGTATTTTTAAAATATTTACAGTTCCCAAAAATTCCGATTACACATTTTCTGGTTTTTTTAAAGGGTCTGGCATAGGTACTAAATTTACAAGAGTTGTACTTATTAATGGGGTAGAAAAGTATAGCCTAGAAAAAACTTGGGCTTCTGCTTCTAGTTGGACAAGAGATTCACTTACTTTTTCAGCTAAAGATATAAAAGTAAGTGATGTAATCGCTGTAAGCTATAATATTTCAACATTGGGTACAAATCCAGCAATATGGACTGCTGGTCATAAGTGGGAAGAGGGTTCAACCGCTACTCCATACATGCAATCAGCTAGAGAAGTCACAGTTGCAGACCATCCGAAGTATGTAGGTTTTAGCAATACCATTAAACCTAATAAGAAAAGTTCTGATTATAAGTGGTTGCCAATGGGATTGGTATCAATTGATAGTGCTACTGGCTTACTTAAACCGTCTGTAATGGGTGTAGATTATGCTCAGGCGCATCCAGTTGGTTCGGTAATTTCAAATAGTTCAAGTTCATCGTCCGGCTATACGACTGGGACATGGCAAAATATTGGTTCGGCAGTAATTGGTTCAGCGACAATGTATTATTGGAAACGCACTGCATAAAAAATAAAAAATAGGAGAAAGAACATGAAAACATTTTTTAAAGATATGGCAGAACGTGCCATTAAAACAACTGCTCAAGCTGCTATTGGTGCACTTGGCGCTGGCGCTACTGGCTTAATTGGTATTGATTGGGTAAATATCTTATCTATTGCTGGTTTTGCTGGTCTGCTTTCTATCTTGACGTCAATCGCAAGTTTAGGAATTGGCGATGATACAGCAAGTTTGGTCAATAACAAAAAAGAAGGGGAATAAGTGACAATTTACGACAAAACGTTCCTACTCGGCACAGGTCAAGGTTCGTCACAAAAGGCGAGTAATCGATATATCGTGATTCACGATACCGCCAATGATAATAACCAAGGTGATAATAGTGCCACAAATGAAGCGAGTTATATGCACAATAACTGGCAAAATGCCTATACTCATGCCATTGCTGGCTGGGATAAAGTGTATTTGGTAGGAGAACCTGGATATGTTGCTTATGGTGCAGGGAGTCCAGCTAATGAACGCTCACCGTTCCAAATCGAACTCTCTCACTATTCAGACCCAGCTAAACAACGTTCTTCATATATCAACTATATCAATGCTGTGCGTGAACAAGCAAAAGTATTCGGTATCCCTCTTACTCTTGATGGAGCAGGTAATGGTATCAAAACTCATAAATGGGTTTCGGATAACCTTTGGGGAGACCATCAAGACCCTTACTCTTATTTAACACGCATTGGTATTAGCAAAGACCAACTCGCCAAAGACTTAGCAAACGGTATTGGTGGGGCATCGAAATCTAATCAATCTAATAACGATGATTCAACACACGCAATCAACTACACACCTAACATGGAGGAAAAAGAAATGACTTATCTTATTTTTGCAAAAGACACTAAACGCTGGTACATCACAAACGGTATTGAAATCCGTTATATCAAAACTGGTAGAGTTCTTGGAAATTATCAAAATCAATGGTTGAAATTCAAACTTCCTGTGGATACTATGTTCCAAGCAGAAGTCGATAAAGAGTTTGGAACTGGAGCAACAAATCCAAATCGTGACATTTCAAAAGGATAAATTAACCCCCGCTTCGGCGGGTGTTTTTTGTTACATATATATTAAAAAAGCTATAATTCATAAATTCCAGTTTTTTTGATAAAAATTTATGGTATAACAAACAAGTTTGTCTAATAACTTGACATTTCACTTACTTTCAAGTACAGTATAAGTGTAAATGAAATAAACATTTTTTGATTTCAGTAAATCTAAGGAGGTATGATCATGGCATATTCTATTTTTGAGATAGCTGACTGGTTTTTAGCTAAAGAATCTATGACACCAAAAAAACTCCAAAAACTGGCATATTATGCAGAATCATGGAGCCGAGCATTGTTAGACCGTTCGATTGTTCAAGATACTGAGTTTGAAGCATGGGCTCACGGACCTGTTTCTCCAGAATTATACGATAAATATCGTGATTATGGGTGGAACGATATTCCTAAAAATAATAAATTTGTCGATATAAGTGATGAAAAAGATCTAGATTTATTAGAGTCTGTCTGGCTAACTTATGGAGAAATGTCAGCGAATGCTCTAGAAGCTCAAACACATGTGGAAACACCTTGGAAAAATGCTCGATTCAGAGGTCAAGCTGACGAAGGGGATTTTTGTAAAGAAAAAATATCTAAAGAAGATATGGCTAATTTTTATAAAAGTATATATGCTGGTGACTAATGCCAGTAATATTAGCTAATAATGTTGCACCTAAAAGCGCAGGGACAAAATTAGATAAGAATCAATTAAAATTTAAGATTGCCTTAACAGGTAACTTATTTAATAATTATGGATTTAAAGATTTAAAACCTGAAGCTATTAGAGCATTTCATAAATTTATTGATGAAACTGTCGGTAAAAAACTAACCATAACAAATGCAGAGAGTAAATTATTAAGAACAAAAGGTAAACCAATTTTTAAAGAACTAGTAAATGGGAAAAAACGGGATATAGTACATTTTGGGCAAGGTAATACTCCATTTAGAGTATTTGGCTATTATAACGATGATGGCTATTTTGTTATTTGTCGTATTGATCCAAGCCATAAATTCCATAAAACATAATTATTCTCGCCCTCCGGGGCGTTTTTCTTTACAATGGAAACAGTAAATTGTATAATAATTTTATCCTTTTACATAAGGTTATAAATAACTCCGAGAACATCGTTTTGACTAAGTGACGGTGTTTTTTATTTGAAAATGAATACAAAAAGTAGTAGAATGAATTCATCTTACCTATATAAGATAACGTCTGCCCTTAAACAGGGCTTTTTGTTCTAGTTAAGGAAGTAGATATATACTATATTTACCCAAAAATATATAATTTTTCATAAATTTACTCCGAGCGTCCCTCTCCTAACTGGGGCGCTTTTTTTGTGCCACAATATATTCAGGATGATTGTGGGATTTCATCCTATTTCTAGAGTTAAGCCATTCTTCGGAGTGGCTTTTTTTGTTTTCCGAATTAAACCCTAACCGTCTGGAATTCCGCTCGGTTACTATTTTCTTGACCTCAGCAATATTTGGTATTATGCGGTTTGTGAGTTTGCTCCCGACATCTTTGTCGGTCTCAAAATATGATATAATATAAGAATAAAGGGTGGTTAAATATTATTTATCTAACTATAGACCGTGTTTCGCCTATGCTTAGCATGCGTACCAGTATGCGGTCGTCAAGGTTCTTTAGCTCAGTTGGTAGCTAACCGTTCGGTCGCTGGTTCGAGTCCAGCAAGAACCATAATGCCCCTTTGTAGCCCCTTTTTGTAAAACAGCTCATTTAAATGTTAGTTTTAAAGTATTTTCCTCTGTCGCTAGGATAGAGTTTTTTATATTAAAAAAGTACAAGCTGATACAGGTAGTACGGCATAAAATATTCACAATAAATTAAATATTTAGGAGCAGAATCAATAGAGGCTATATAAAAAATTACATCAATTTATAATGTTGTTTTTTAATAACAAAGTAATTTAAAATTTGTTTTATTGTAATTTAGTAACCGAAGAGTTATAATGTAATTGTCGATTCTATCTCATTTATAAGAGGTGATTATATATGTCAGAAAGCAAAATCAAAGAGGAAAAAGTACTCGCGCTTAAAGCCATAGAAAAACAGACGGAAGCTTACAAAAATTTAGCTGAAATCATCAATAAGGAATTAGAAAGTGAGGGAGAATTATCTGATAAATCTTCAAAGCGTTTGAAAGATTATATAGAAAAACCCGAATTGCTAGTTGATTATTTAGCCATGACTTGATACCCGATAGAATATCTTAAAGTCTCTGGTTCCAGTGATTTAGCTGATTTTAACAGTA